GTGAAATCCGTGCCCGCGATCAGCTGAAATCAGTGCCCTCCATCATGAGAAACGCGCAGACGCACGAGGGCCGCCAGCGACACCGCCCCCAGCCGTCCGGTCAGCCAATGGCCCAGACGCCAGTTCGGACCATCGGTCCAGACGTCGGTCAGTTCCGGAAAGAACGGATAGGGCCGCGCATCCCAGGTCCAGGCGGCGCATTCGGGCACATGCACCATCCGGCCGCCATAGACGGCAGAGACCGGGTTGTTGGCCGAGTCGCCCCAGTGCAGATAGCTCGCTTCCAGATAGGCGCGCTGGATCGCATCGTCCCGCCAGCCGCGCGAGAAATACGGTGTGAAGCTCTCTGACGACTTCGGGTCGAAGAAGACGTTGGGCTGGTTCGTACCCCGGTCGATGGCGGGGCAGCCCAGTTCGGTGAAACGGATGGGTTTCGATTGCGGCACCCATGCGGTCGGTGTGCCGCTCTCCACTCCACCCGGCCGGTTGAAATGCGGGTTCTGCCACCAGGCGCGGATATCCTTGGGGCGGAAGACCCACGGCTTGCCCGCCGCGCCATCCGTGATGGGCGTTCGGATCTGCGCGGACCGGTCAGCGGCACTGGCGTAGAACCAGTCGAACCCTTCGCCCCCGGCGATGTTCGCCTGGAGGTAGGCGCGGTCATGGATCGCGGGCCAGCCTTCCAAGGCATCAGCATGGTCGAAACCGTCGCGCCAATCCGACAGCGGCAGATAGTTGTCGATGCCTACGAAGTCGATGTTGATGTCCGACCAGAGCGGGTCGAGGTGGAAATAGACGTCGTCGCTGCCGTCTTGCGGATGGTGGCCGAAGTATTCCGACCAGTCGGCGGCATAGCCGATCTTGGTGTCCGCGCCGAGGATGCTGCGCACGTCGGCCGCGAGGCTCTGGAAGGCGGTGACGGCGGGATAGGTGCTGGCCCCCGAGCATATGGTGGTCAGGCCGGGCATCTCAGTGCCGATCAGGAAGGCATCGACCCCACCCGCTGCTGCGCAGAGGTGCGCATAGTGCAGCACCATGCGGCGCAGACCCCAGTCGCTGGGCGAGCCGGTGAAGCTGACAGTCTCGCTAGACACGCTGAAATTCCCCGGCGTCGCAGCACCAAACAGCGCAGACACTTGCGTTGCCGCCGTGCCGGTCTTGTCCACCGATCCGGCAAATCCGGCCGCTGGGGAACAGGTGATCCGCCCCCGCCAAGGGAACGCAGGCTGGCCGGGCGTGGCGGCATTGGCGCTGTAGGGGTTCGGCAGGGTGTTGCCGGGCGGCACATCCATCAGCAGGAAGGGATAGAAGGTGACGCGCAACCCGCGCGCCTTCATCTCCTGGATCGCCTGCACCACCGCGAAATCCGCAGGCGTGCCGCCATAGACCGGGCGATCCTCGGCATCACGGCTGACCTGATGGGCACTGGCCCGGCTGACGCCATTCACCGACCAGTTGGCCGGAGAGGTGGCCTTGGACGCCACTTCGACGCCCGGCTTTACCTTGCAGGATCCCGCGCGCAGGTCGTTACCGAACCAGGCCACCACGAGGCTGACGCTCTCGACCGCCGGGGCCATGGCCTGCAGCCGGTCCAGCGCCACGATGATGTCAGGCTGGTCGGGCAGCGCGTTCAGGTTCTCGGCGACGGTTGCCCCGCCGCTGCCCTTGCGGATCGCGTCGGTGGCATAGGTGAACTCGCCCGAGGCCGGGATCAGGGTCACGGCGCGGGTCAGCCCCTCGGCGGTGTCGGCATCGGCCAAAGGGCGAAAGACTTCGAACGACAGTTGCGGCAGACGGTTGCCGAAGGTGGCCAGCGCCAGATCCTCGAACACGACGTAGGCCGTGCCGCGATAGGCGGGCGTGTTGGCCGCGCCCATCTTGGCCGCAATGAACGGATCGGCGGTCTGTGCCTCGTTGCCGGGATACCAGCGCCTGGTCACGCCGGTCATGTCCATTGCCTTTCCATCGGCCCAGACGCGGCCGATTCCGGTGATCGGGCCTTCGCACAGCGCCACTGCGAAGCTGGCATAGTAGAGGTATTCGGTGGTCTTGACCTTGCCGCCACCACCACCCTTGCCGCCGCCTTGGGTGGTGGTCTTGGTCTCCTCGCGGAAATCGGTGGCCCAGATGATGTTGCCGCCGATGCGCATCCGGCCGTAAAGTCGCGGGATAACCGCCCCTTCGGTGGCCGAGGTGATGCGCAGTGTGTCGAGCCGCGCGCCCTCGATCCGCTGGGCGGGGGCCAGCGACGACACGATCCAGCTGTCGACCACCGACCCCACGGTCGAGCCGATGAAACCACCAATGGCCGCGCTGGAAAAGCCGAGGATCGCGCCGCCAAAGGCCCCGCCGATGGCAGTGCCGACAGCGCCGAGGACAAGCGTGGCCATGGAAAACTCTCAGCGTTGGGGAAAGAGGAAGGCGAAGGCCGTGCGGCGTCGCCATGTTGGAGTCAGCGGTTCCTCGATCACCCCGAGCCGCTCGTAGGCGTGCAGGAAGGTGTCGGGGCCAGTCAGGATGCCGACATGCTTGGCGATTGCGCGGGGCATCATGCGGAACAGGATCAGCGCGCCGGGAGGGGCATCGGCGGGTGCGATTTCCGGCATCATGCGGCGCGCACCTTCGGCCAGCACCTCGCGCGGGCCGCCCTCACCCCAGTCGCGGCTGTAGGGAGGGATCGGGAAGGGTTCGGGCCCCACCACCTCGCGCCAGACGCCACGCGCGAGACCGAGACAGTCGCAGCCGACGCCCTTGAGGCTGGCCTGGTCGTGGTACGGCGTTCTCAGCCAGGACCGCGCGACGGCAATGACCAGATCGGGATCGGCCGCTGTCACAACACCGCCCCCTCGTGGCCGCCATCGGTGGTGGCATAGCGCAGGACGGCATCCTGGCCGGGTATGTTGGGAAAGCCCCGGAAGTTGGCGACATTGCCGAACTTCGTGCCGCAGGTCGCGATGCGCTTGTCGCACCCGGCGCGGATGGTGAATGTGTCCGCCCCGGCGATGGCGCGCACCGGGGCTTCCAGCAGGGTAAGGATGGCGATGCCGTCGACGAGGTCGTGCGACAACACCTCGGCCCGCCGCCCGGTATTGACCCCGCTCGTCCAATCGAGGGTGCCGAAGTTGAACCAGCCGGGAGTGAAACCGGCAAGCCCCGAGGCGGTAAAGGCGCGGTCGCGCTGCAGGTCGACGATCGCGCCGGTGCCCTTGAAGGCCGGGGCCTCGAGATCGACCCCGCAGCGCGCATCGCCAAGGGCCGCATCGCATGTCGCCTGAAACGTCCGCCCGACCGTTTGCCCAAGGACGTGGGCAAGGCTGCGCACCTCGGCGACGAAGGCCAGACGCCCGCGCCGGATCTGACCGATGGCCCCGCGCCGCATCAGCAATCGCTGCGAGGTCGCGGACCAGTTCACCCGCCAGACCTCGACGGCCGCATTGTCCCAGCGGCCGTCAAGAATGTCGGTCTCGGTGATCCGGTCGGAAGACAGGACGCCTTGGGCGTCTTGCGCATCGACGGAAAGGTCGGAACCGGAGCGCACCTCTGAGGCCGCAAAGCCACTCTCCGGCTCGAAATCGGTGCCGTCAAACGTCAGTGTCTGGTCGTGGTCGGTGAAGCCAAGCGTCACCCCATCGGCCCGCACGATCCGCCAGCACCAGGCCAGCGTCGTCGTGCCCTCGTCGAGATGGGCCTGAAGTGCGGGCGGGAGAGCCTTCACTTCCGCCCCCAACCGCGCCACAGGGCGACCGAGGCCAGCGCCGAGGAAACCACGCCCCCGGCCGTGCCGGTCAGGGCGTAGAGGTTGAAGGGACGCAGATCGAAGCTGCCGGTCACCAGATCGAAATCCGCCAGCCCGGCAATGGCCAAGCCGGAGGCAACAAGGCAGGCCAGATAGACCAGCCCGCGTGCGAGGTTCCAGTTCATGATGTTGCCTTTCCTTTGAGAAATTCCACCAGCTGCTGCCACCACGACGGGGTGGCAGACGGTTGCGTCGGTACCGGCAGTGGCACGGTCGGCGGCGCTGGCAGGCTCATCGGGCGCAGCAATGCCAGCGCTTGCGCCTCGGTCAGTCGCTGGATCGGTCGTGAAAAATCCACCCGGCCATTGTGATCGACCGCCCAGACAGGAATGGTGCCAGTCGGATAGCGGCCATCACGGAACAGATCGCGCTCGGCCTCGCGCCGGGTGCGGATCGCCGCCGGTCTGAGCCAGCCCATGAACCCCTGTGCAGCGGCGGCGCTGTTGCCTGCGTTCAGATGTCGGGTCAGCGACGCTTTCGCGATGCCACCGGTGTTGTAGTGGAAACTGACCAGCGCATCGAACTCGTGCGGTTCCAGCGGCACCTTCACCGCGCGCAGCACCTCGGCCTCGTAAGCCACGATGTCGCTGCAGAAGAGCAGAAACGCCTTGCGGATCCCCGCGTCGAGATCGACGGGCATACCGCGCGGCATCCGTGCCGGATCGGGCGGCCCGGCCGAGGCAGTGTGGCCGATGCCAAAGGTCCAGACGTTCTTGACGTCGAGATAGGGTCCGGGCACGAGTCCTTCGTGCCGGACAAGGGCCAGCAGGCCCCGGTCGGTCATGTGCATGAGATCACCCGAAGATGGAGGAAAGGATCAGGATCAGGGCGGCGACCAGAAGGCCGATGCGCAGGCGGTGACTGAAGGCCTGTGCCGGGTCGGCTGCGTCGCAGCGGATGGCGCGCGCGAGACGGAGAAGTTCATGCATCGGGGTTGCCCCCTTGCCGCTGCGCAGGCGGGCGAGGACGACCTCGATGAAGGCGGGGCCGAAGACGCCGACCAGATAGGCGGCCGAGCCCGCCGCACCCCCGGCGGGAATTGCCTGCGATGGAAGGCCAAGCCAGGCGGTGATGATTGCCATGGACAGGCTGCCCATCCCGGCCGCGATCAGCCCGCCCAGCAAGATATGTCGCAGGGCATCGCGCAGCCGCATCCGCGTGGTCAGCGCGTTGGTCGCCCCGCCAAGCGCGCCCCAGGCCGCCAGGATGACGGCGGTGGAGGTCGCCAGATCGCGCAGAGCGGCCGCGACAAAGCCAGTTTCTTCGTTCATCGCCGGATCTCCAAGAGCGGGATGGATGTGATCGACCCCAGCCGCTCGAGGTCGAGGGTGACGTCGAGCATGTCGGTGTCGAAGCGGACAGGGACGTCGAACTCGAAGCCCGCCGTGATCGCCGCGCCCGCACCGGGTGCGGTGGTGAAGGTGACGCTGCCGGTGGTGGTGTAGGCGCTCCAGCCGGTCATCTGCTCGACGCCGTTCAGCGCGATGCGGACGGCCCCTGCCACCGGCTTGGCGATGGCACGGGTCCAGCTTTGCGCCCCAGAAGTGTAGCGCTTCAGCAGCGCGAAGGTGATGACCGCGCCATTGCCGGTGCCGATGCGCTGATCGGTGGGGGCCATTGCCTGCGACGGCAGGCAGGACTTGTAATCCGCCCAGTCCTTGTAGCGAAAACCGTGCAGGCGGCCATTGCGTGCCTCGAAGAAGGCCACGACCGCCGCCAGATCGTCGGCACGACGGATGCCGTAGGCCACATCATAGCGGCGGCGCGAGTTGGCCCAGCTTGCGTTGCGTTCCTCGTCCCCGCTCGCCAGTTCAACCACTTGCGTGCGCCGTTCCGGCCCGCCCCGTGCCCCGCGGCTGATGTTGTCGGGGAATCGGACTTCATGGAATGCCATCACATGCCCCTCCGGCCGAGCGACACCGCGCGGGCGATGTCGGCAGCGACCTGCGTGCGGGATTGCCGGAAGCTTTCGGCGTCGCGGGCCATGATGGTGACGTTGACTGCAGGCGCGCTGGTCTGGCCGTAACCTGCTGCCTCGCGGCGGGAGAGCACGCGCTCGCCCTTCTGAAGGATCGCCGGAACTTCGTCCGGCTTGATCCCGGCCCATCCGCCGGCATGCATGCGCGGGGCATTGGCAAAGGCCAGCGCGGGAACCATGCGACCGGGGCCCGGCGAGCCGACCATGCCACCGGCATGCAGGATGTTGGCGAATATCCCGCCCGCACCGCCAAGGGCTTCGGACAGTGCGTTGGCGATGGGGCCGAGGATGAATGTCCGCGCCGCCAGTTTGGCCAGATCGGCGATCATCGACGTGACCAGATCGCGGAAGTCGAGCTTGCCGGTCTTGACGAACTCGCCCACCGCGTTCTCGGCGGACGTGAAGGCCCCGACCAGCGCCAGCCCGATATCACCGCCGATGTCGCGCGCCTTGGCGGCATAGTCGGCGAGTGCCGCAGTGACTGCGCCCCATCCGGTCGCAGCTTGGTCGGCCCCTGCGGCAGCTTCAGCACCGGCATCGCGCGCCGCAGCACCCGCAGTCCCGGCAGCAGCTGCGGTGTCGTCCAATTCGCTATTCAAGGCATCCGCCGAACTGGCGGCATCTGCCAACGCCGTTTCAGCATCCGATCCGGTGTCGGTGACCGCGTCGCGCAGCGCCTGCCAACTGGCCAGCGGACGGCCCGCAGCATCGGCCAGCATTCCTGCCGCCTCGCGATAGCCGTCGGCTCGGCCACGCGCATCATCGGCCATCGCGCCAAGCCCAAGGTCGGGCGGCTCGAGGTAAGTCTGCGACAGCGCGGCCGAAAAGGCATCGGCGGCGGCAGCGCCAGCGGCCGTCGCAGCACCCTCGAACGGATTCCCGATCCGCGCCAGTTCCACTGGGTCGAGCGTACCGATCCGCACACCACCTTCGCCCACCGCCCAGTCCGGCAGCAGCTCCAAGGCCGTGTTCAGCCCGTTGATGAAATTGTTGATGCGCGTGACGACGCCGTTCAGCATCGCCTCGACCCCGGAAATCAGCCCGTTTGCAGCCTGGAAGGCAAAGTCGCCGATGGCGCCGGGCAGACTTCCCCAGATTGCCACCGCCGCGTCATAGGCTCCCTGGAAAATCGCCGCCGTCCGGTCGCCGAAGCTGACCACGCCCGCTATGGTGCCTTCCAACGCCGACAGCCCCGCCGCCTTCAGACCCTCCCAGCCAGCGGCCATGTTGGCGAACACGGCGTCGAGCGCCAGGCCGATGCGCGACCACACTTCTTTCGCCAGATCACCCAGCAGGCGGAAGGCTTCGCCGACGCCGCCGACTCGGGTGACAAGTTGCGAGAACTGATAGACCAGTTCCCCCACGCCAACGATCAGCGCCCCGATGCCGGTGCGGATCAGCGCCCCGCGCAGGAACACCAGCGCCGTGGCGAGGCCACGCACTGACAGAGCGGCAACGGCTAGCCCTGCCACCCATCGACCGGCCATGAAGGCGGCGAAGGTCGCAACATAAGTGCCGAGCCGTGCGAGGTTGTCAAAGACGGCGGTGATTGCGCCGCCGATGGGGCCGGTGCCACGCGCCATGTCAGCCAGTGCGTTCGCCACCGTCTCCAGCGCTGGGGCGACGGCGGCGGTCAGGCGGTTGGTCAGGCCAAGCCAGATCAGGCTCAGCTTGGCGATGGCATCGCCGGTGCGTTCGATCTGGGCGGCATCAGCCGCGCTGACCGCCACCCCGAAATCCTGCACATCCTGTGCCGCTTCCCGCAATGTGGCGGCGTCGATGCGCAGGAAGGCCAGTGCGGCCCGGTCGCCGAAAAGGTCAGAGGCCACGGCAGCGCGTTCGGCCTCGGGCACGAACTGGTTCAGTGCCTCCTGGATGGCGACGATGCGCTGGTCGAGCGGCAGCGCCTGCAACCCGGCGGCCGTCAGGTTCAGCCGCTGCAGAGCCCCAACAGCCGATCCGGACCCAGCCGCCACTTCCGACAACCGCGTGGTCAGCTTCTTGGTGGCCTGTTCGATCTCGCCCATCGAGACACCGGCCAACTCGCCAGCCCATGTCAGCACCTGCAGGCTTTCGACGGTGGTCCGGAGCGAGGCCGCCATGTCGGCCTGCGCGCCGATCACGTCGAGGCCGGACCGCACCATAGCCACGCCCGCAGCCGCCGCAGCGGCGGTCACCGCCGCCAGCGCAATCCCGGCTTTGCGGGCGAAGCTGCCAAGCCGGGCATTGGCCAGTTCCATCTCGGAGGAAAGGCGGCCAAACCCGCGCGTGCCCGCCTCGCCAATCCCTTCCAGCTCGGCACGGACTTGACGGCCGCCTTCGGCGACTAGCCGGACACTGACCCTTTTCTCAGCCATGGCCGTCTCCGATCTG